CTCTTTGTAACGCCGCGTAGCGTTACACTCTGCGTTACCGTCTATCATTTGTTGATCCGCCCATGCCCAGAAGCGAATGACCTTCCCTAACGCGGCATCAGGATCGATATTCAGAATCTCAGCAAGCCTGAATATTTCCGGCTTATCCGGCGTAATCACTTCGAGCTTTATCCAGTTTGAAGCCATTTTGTACTCTCTTTGTAACGCCGCGAGCGTTACACTCTGCGTTACCGTCTATCATTTGTTGATCCGCCCATGCCCAGAAGCGAATGACCTTCCCTAACGCGGCATCAGGATCGATATTCAGAATCTCAGCAAGCCTGAATATTTCCGGCTTATCCGGCGTAATCACTTCGAGCTTTATCCAGTTTGAAGCCATTTTGTACTCTCTTTGTAACGCCGCGAGCGTTACACTCTGCGTTACCGTCTATCATTTGTTGATCCGCCCATGCCCAGAAGCGAATGACCTTCCCTAACGCGGCATCAGGATCGATATTCAGAATCTCAGCAAGCCTGAATATTTCCGGCTTATCCGGCGTAATCACTTCGAGCTTTATCCAGTTTGAAGCCATTTTGTACTCTCTTTGTAACGCCGCGAGCGTTACACTTCATCTGGTGCCGAACCTTCCTCCGGATATAATCTGTGATTCCCCAATCAACAGAACCAAAGGAGGTTCGACATGTCTTTAATGGCTGTTTGCCAAAAAATAAAAATCACATGCGCACTGTGTACAAAATTAACCAGCACGACCTCGACATGATTAACCTGGTAACATGCAGAGCTATAGTTCTCACCCGCTTCCATCTGATTCTTGCAAATCACTCACGGGATTCTCTCCTGAGCCCCAGTAGCTATGATTCGCTGGCGAGATTGCTATACCAGGCAAGTGAAAAACGTATTACTGATCCCTTATCGGTTTCCCCTGTCCTTGCACTTCACATTCTGGAAGACGCTCTCTATGACCCCCGTCAGGAATGCGACTATCAATTTCTTGAAGCTGAGAAATCAATGAGAGAATGGTTCGTTGAATATCGCGAACGGCAGCAAAAGTTACCCTCAGAGTATTCAGAACTTCCGCAACTTCGCTGGAGTGACCTTCCGAACGAATTATTTGCTCTGACCCCAGAAAATTAATTCTTGGGGATAAATCGTCCATAACTGAGCGCAGGCTAAGTTCTGCGCTCTGAAGCTTCCGAACCAAAGTTTCTGTACCCCAACCCGCAATTTCTGCATTTTTTGCAAGTTTCAGGATCCAGTCTCGTAGTTCGCCGGGAGTAAGATTTCCAGCATTGATAAACGGTTTGATTTTCATTGTTAGTTACCCTATCCACTTAATGAACAACAACAGAATCGCCGGACGAACCGCCGCCGCTGAAATGCGCTTTCCGGTAAACGGCCTGGACTGCATCATCATGCGCATCAATTGCCGTACTTAGCGCCTCCTGCGCCGCCAGTAATGCGCGGCGTTCCAGGGTGTCGAAGATGCAAAGTCTGTGACGCAGCTCGCGCGGAAGAATTGCCAGAATGGCCGGGATCAACTTCTGAATTTTTTCCCTTTGCGCCTTCGTTTCACCTTTTAACCAGCGGTGATAGATGTTCTGCTGATTATTCCAGTCCTTGCCTGGTGCCAGGGGCAATTCGCCGTCCCCCTGGCGCAGATATTCTTCAGTAATTGCGTTAGCGACCCACGCCTGCCCTTTTTCGGCTGCCAGGGCTAACAACACTGATTCGATATGCTCATGCCTGATTTTCATGAATCATCTCCGGTGCAGTTTGTGTGTTAGCCTTGTCTCCAACAGGTAAACCGTCGGTTGGATTCGGGTAGATATCAGGCCGTAGTTCATGAGGTGTAACCTCGAAATTCGTAGCCTCTGCGATACGCAATACCTTTTCGGGGCTTAACTGACTACGGCCAGTAGTAACAAGGCTAATCATCGATTGCGAACAACCAGCCAGCGTGGCCAAACAAGACTGTCGTACACGATTTTTTTTCAAATATTCATCTAACGTCATAAAGGTCACCTTAGTAATTCTCGCCAAATATTAACCATACTAATTTAAATGATCAATACTTATATCAGTTTGAGTTTATGAGTCACATTCATAAGATGAGCGCATGAGAAAAAAACGTGAAGAAATAGCTCCACCAGAAGCTACCCAGCGCTTACGCGCCATCTGGGACGCCAAAAAGCGAGACCTCAAACTTACTCAGGAGATCGCCGCTGATCTTATGGGCTTTGAGACACAATCTACCGTCAGTCACTATTTGAACGGTAAGGCACCTCTCAACACTGATGCGGCCTTAAAATTTTCTGTTCTATTGAGAGTTAAACCCGAAGAGTTACGACCGGATTTGGCCGATCTAATGAACTACGTTCGTTCTTCTGGCACTTACGATGACAACTTCGAAGGTGGTGGCTGGCGAATGGTGAGCAGACAACAGGCTGATTTACTAAACCTTTTTGATATACTCCCTGAATCTGAGAAAGAAAAACTCATTGACCGACTTAAAGGTCAGAATGAGCTATATAAAGAGGCTTTCCAGAACATGCTCGCTGCACAAAAGCGCCTAAAAAATCAGTGACGAACCAACCACATCAAACCGCCTCTCCCGGCGGTTTTCTTTTGGCTAAAGCTCCTCCCTCCCCCTCTTGCATCAGATAAAACACATTTATTTTCATTAGGATAGATCATATTTATGATTTATATGCATATTTATCTTGATCAACCATATGAATATCACTAATATAATTTCAGAAACAGCACGGCGCTGTAGGTTTTAGTTCCGCCACCCGGCGTTAAGGGGAGAGGGAAAGCAATGTTCACACACGATATATATCCGTCAAAAACGGGAAGAAGCGTACTCACTCTTGCATCCGAGCTTTCTGAGCTGGCAGCAGAGATGGCAAAAGATAAAGGCATTACACTAAAAGATGCACGTCTTGCACTGGAGCTGGCCAGCAGGGTTTCTGCTAACCCAAAAGAGACTCCAAATGATCTGATTAAAAGAATGGCTGATGCCATGAAAAAAGTCAGTGAGACAGCAAAAGATCCAAAAGTTGAAAGTGCACTGGAGGAATTGATGTCCGCTGCTAATGCAATGCTTGAGGAAATGTGACTGACACCATGAGGTGCCAGTCGGGCGAAAGCTAGACAGAGCGGAATACTGGAATTTTCGACTGAGGACCATCTACTGGGCGTATGCTTTCACGTAAGCGTGCATCGAGCCTGATAGCCTCTTCCGAATGCTCAATCTTATAACCCGATGAACACCTCATTGCTTGCAATTTCACGTCCAGGTCAGGAAGAACGGCAAAACTACCATGATTTGGACAATGATAAATTTTCAAAAATTCGCGCTGCCCTTCAACTAAAGTCTGCACAGAAGATGTAGCCAAACAAACAGGGCAGAGTGAAGTAATTACCATACTAAATTCCTTACTGGTTGTGTGAGAACTCCAGTATACCACCGAGCCTGAAGTGGTAAAAAGACAGGCATACAACACGAAAGCGCATTGCACTGAACCGTAATTAAAACGGTTGTCGTTAATCCACTGTGACAGTGCGCTTCCGGTTGTAGTTGCCACTGCGACAATCATTGTTGTTTGTAGTCTTTGGCGGCATCAGTTTAATTGCTGGCTGATGTCCGCCCTTTTTAAAGTGAATTTTGTGATGCGGTGAATGCGGCTAAGCGCACGCGGCACAGTTAAAAGTCATGTTAGTCCTTATTGGTTTGGGGTGGGAAAGCCGATGCAGATTGTTAACTGGTCTGCGTCACCTGGAGGCACCAGGCACCGCATCAACGAAGTTCATTTGTGAAAATGGAGATAATTATGATTGCTCATCACTTCGGAACGGATGAAATACCGCGTCAGTGCGTGACTCCCGGCGATTATGTTCTTCATGAAGGTCGGACATATATTGCCTCGGCAAACAATATTAAAAAGCGAAAACTTTATATTCGTAGCCTGACCACAAAAACATGCATTTCTGACTGCATGATTAAAGTCTTCCTCGGTCGTGATGGTTTACCTGTAAAGGCAGAGTCATGGTGATGGATAAGAAAATAAAATGTGCTTATCACCTTTGCAATAAAGACGTTGAAGAAAGCAAAACTATTGAAAGAATTCTTCACTTCATGCACGGGACTTTATCAAAAGACGAACCGAGAAAATATTGCAGTGAAGCTTGTGCCGAAAAAGACCAGATGGCACACGAACTTTAATTAACTGACTATTCGAAACTGAATTTATGCCAGCAATGGCAGGGATTCGCTCAACCTTAATTAAGGAGAAAAACATGATTACCAATTATGAAGCCACTGTTGTAACTACTGATGACATTGTTCACGAGGTTAATCTGGAAGGAAAACGTATTGGCTACGTGATTAAAACAGAAAATAAAGAAACCCCATTCACTGTGGTTGATATCGACGGTCCATCAGGCAACGTTAAAACACTTAATGAAGGTGTTACAAAAATGTGTCTGGTTCACATCGGAAAGAATCTGCCCGCAGAAAAAAAAGCCGGATTTCTGGCAACACTGATTGCAATGAAATTAAAAGGTGAAATCTGAAAGAAATAGCCTGCGTATGCCGCAGGCTATGAACAGTGTGTATCCGGCAAGATCATTCACTGAACAAAACGAATTTTAATCTGAGTTGAGGTTAAAAAACAATGAGCACAAAACCACTCTTCCTGTTACGGAAAGCGAAAAAATCATCCGGTGAACCTGACGTCGTCCTGTGGGCAAGCGACGATTTTGAATCGACCTGTGCAACTCTGGACTACCTGATCGTTAAGTCAGGTAAAAAACTGAGCAGCTATTTTAAAGCTGTTGCCACAAATTTTCCTGTCGTTAATGACCTTCCCCCTGAAGGTGAGATCGATTTTACCTGGAGTGAACGCTATCAACTCAGCAAAGACTCCATGACCTGGGAACTAAAACCGGGAGCAGCGCCAGACGACGTTCACCATCAGGACAATGCTCAGGAAACTGAAGAACTGACGGGAGGTCAGGAAGAAAACACACTGGCAGACGCTCACGAAGATTGCCAGGATTGTGAAGTCTCTGTAGCCACCCTGCCGTTCCCCCAGCGCGTGTTGCACATTTTTACTTACGCTGCTGCAGACAAAAAATATTTGCATCACGCCACCCGCGCTCAACGCAGGCATATTACTGTTCTCGAAATGGAACAGGAAAACAGCTATATCCAGAACCTGTTAATGGTATTGCGGAAGTCTGAACAGGTTGAAAAACTGGATAACGCCACCTTGTTCCGCCTGACTGAGGCCATCAAGACCGTTTTTTCTGTTACGCAAAACCACCAGCCCTGGGAATTTGAAAATTTCGTTACTGCCTGGCTGAATGCCGAACATCCGGATCGAGGCCTGTTGGTCAAAGAGTGGCAAAAAGGGAATCGCGTCTCCCGCATAACCCGCACGGCTTCTGGCGCTAATGCTGGCGGTGGGAACAAAACCGATCGCGGCGAAGGCTTCATTCACGATCAGACTTCACTGGCGCGGGACGTCGCCACTGGTGTGCTGGCCCGTTCAATGGATGTGGATATTTATGACCTGCATCCTGCGCACGCTAAACGCGTGGATGAGATTGTCGCTGAGAATAAACCGCCCTTTTCTGTTTTCCGCGACAAATTCATCGCCATGCCTGGTGGGATGGATTATTCCCGTGCCATCGTGGTTGCGTCCGTGAAAGAAGCACCGATTGGTATCGAGGTCATCCCCGCACACGTCACTGAATATCTGAACAAAGTACTGACTGAAACCGATCATGCCAACCCTGATCCGGAAATCGTGGATATTGCCTGCGGTCGTTCCTCCGCCCCGCTGCCGCAGCGTGTAAAAGAAGAAGGAAAACAGGATGATGAAGAAAAACCGCAACCATCTGGCGCAATGGCAGATGAACCGGCAACGCCTGAAACAATGGAACCGGATACAACTGAGCATCATCAGAATGCGCAGCCGCTGGATGCTCAGTCGCAGGTAGACGCTGCATATCAGAAAATACTGGCAGAACTGCACGAAGCACGTAAAAACATTCCACCCAAAAACCCGGTTGATGTTGGTAAACAACTGGCAGCCGCGCGCGGTGAATATGTCGAAGGCATCAGCGACCCGGACGATCCGAAGTGGGTTCATAACAATTACAGCGCCTCAAATCAGGGTGAAAAAGAAGAAGTGGTGCCAGAGGAAAAACAACCAGCAGCAGAGCCGGAGGCTGTCACCAGAAACGCGGACGGGACTTTCGATGTATCAGCGCTATTCCCGCCCCCCTCAAACCAGACCGAAAAAACGGAAGCCAGAACAGAAAGAGATGGAGAAACGCCGAAAGAGAGTAACCAGCAGGAAACGGCTGGCGATACAGGGCAGGAAATTACAACGGACGGTGGATCAGGTACTGGCGGTGATGAAGCTGGCAAAGCGGCAGATCCCGTAGAAAACGGAAATTTCACTGTCCCTGATGATATACAGCCAGGTATTTACTATGACATCCCTAACGAGGCGTATCACGCTGGCCCCGGCGTCAGTAAATCACAGCTTGATGATATCGCAGATACACCAGCAATTTATCTTTGGCGCAAAAATGCCCCCGTGGACACTACAAAGACAAAAATGCTCGATTTAGGAACCGCTTTCCACTGCCGGGTACTTGAACCGGAAGAATTCAGTAACCGCTTTATCGTAGCACCTGAATTTAACCGCCGTACAAACGCCGGAAAAGAAGAAGAGAAAGCGTTTCTGATGGAATGCGCAGACACAGGAAAAACGGTTATCACTGCGGAAGAAGGCCGGAAAATTGAACTCATGTATCAGAGCGTTATGGCTTTGCCGCTGGGGCAATGGCTTGTTGAAAGCACCGGACACGCTGAATCATCAATTTACTGGGAAGATCCTGAAACAGGAATTTTGTGCCGGTGCCGTCCGGACAAAATTATCCCTGAATTTCACTGGATCATGGACGTGAAAACCACAGCGGATATTCAACGATTCAAAACTGCTTATTACGACTACCGCTATCACGTTCAGGATGCATTCTACAGTGACGGCTATAAAGCACAGTTTGGAGTGCAGCCAACTTTCGTTTTTCTGGTTGCCAGCACAACTATTGAATGCGGACGTTATCCGGTTGAAATTTTCATGATGGGCGAAGAAGCAAAACTGGCAGGCCAGCTGGAATATCACCGCAATCTGCGAACCCTGGCTGACTGCCTCAATACCGATGAATGGCCAGCAATTAAGACGTTATCACTGCCCCGCTGGGCTAAGGAATATGCAAATGACTAAGCAACCACCAATCGCAAAAGCCGATCTGCAAAAAACTCAGGGAAACCGTGCACCAGCAGCAGTTAACGATAAGGATGTGCTGTGCGTGATTAACAGCCCGGCAATGAAAGCGCAACTGGCAGCAGCTCTGCCACGTCACATGACAGCGGAACGCATGATCCGCATTGCCACAACAGAAATCCGTAAAGTACCGGAACTAAGAAACTGTGACTCGACGAGTTTTATCGGCGCCATCGTACAGTGTTCACAGCTCGGACTTGAGCCCGGTAGCGCCCTCGGTCATGCATATCTGCTACCGTTCGGCAACGGAAGAGCAAAAGACGGTAAGAAGAACGTACAGTTGATCATCGGTTATCGCGGCATGATCGACCTTGCCCGCCGCTCAGGTCAAATCATCAGTCTGTCAGCTCGTGTTGTCCGTGAATGTGATGAATTCAGCTATGAACTTGGCCTTGATGAAAAACTGGTTCACCGTCCCGGTGAAAACGAAGATGCCCCCATAACCCATGTCTATGCTGTTGCAAAACTGAAAGACGGAGGTGTGCAGTTTGAAGTCATGACCCGAAAACAGGTAGAAAAAGTTCGCGACACACACAGCAAGGCGGCAAAAGGGGGGTCGTCCATCTGGGATGATCACTTTGAAGACATGGCCAAAAAGACAGTGATACGAAAACTGTTCAAGTATCTGCCGGTATCTATTGAAATACAGCGTGCAGTATCGATGGATGAAAAAGCGGTGGAGACAATTAATCCAGACGACATATCTGTTATAGCCGGGGAATACAGTGTAATCGATAATCCAGAAGAATAATCCAGCCTGGCGGTGCATTACACCGCCAACGTGAAATATTTTTTATGAGAAAAATCATGAGATATGACAATGTTAAACCGTGTCCGTTTTGTGGTTGCCCCGCAGTAACGGTAAAAGCCATTTCGGGATATTTCAGAGTTAAATGTGATGGGTGTGAATCGCGATCAGGTTATGGTGGCAGCCAAAAAGAAGCCCTGGTCCGGTGGAACAAAAGAGCAACTGAAAATACCAACGGAAGTTATCATGTATAAAATTACCGCCACAATTGAAAAGGAAGGTGGCTTGCCTACCAACTGGACAAGATACTCAAAAACTAAACTAACCAAATCAGAATGCGAAAAAATGCTCTCAGGAAAAACCGAGGCAGGGGTTTCCCGCAAACAAAAAGTAAAACTGGTTAATTTTAATTGCAAGAAACACCAGGCCGAGTGACCTGCATTGTATATCAACTTAAAGCTTTATAGCTGATTATTAAAAATCAACCACGCCCGCCAGTATTCTGTATATTTACTGGCGGTCATATCGTAAGAGGTATGGCAATGAATCTTGTGACGCTTAAAGAATGGGGGAAACTCATATACCGGGATAACCCGCCTTCAGTATCAACACTGAGACGATGGGCCAGAAATGGCAATATATACCCTGCCCCAGAAAAACATGGCAGAAGCTACAGAGTCGTCCCTGATGCTTTTTATATAAATCCCAGGAAGACCGGATTAAAACTCGAACAGCATACCCCCAATGGACGAACGGGAAGAGGAAGTGAATTGCTTGAAAGGTTGAGAAATGAAATCGAAAAAATACGATTCTAATCTCCCAAGAAATCTGACTTTCAGAAAAAAAGAAAAGACTTTTTACTGGAGAAATCCATTAACAAAAAAAGAAATATCGTTAGGGCAAGTTTCCCGAAGAGAGGCAATCGCACAAACAATAGAAGCGAACAATTATATTGCACAAAATTATAGTCCTGTAGCGTTAATTGAAAAATTAAAAGGTATGAATTCATTAACAGTAACGAAATGGTTAATACGTTATGAAGTATTACTTAAACGCAGAAACTTATCACGGAATACATATAAAATTCGCAGTAATCAGATATCAACTATCAGAGAGAAAATTGGGGACATGCTGCTGAAAGACGTATCAACACGCCATATAGCCATGTTTCTTGACCAATGGACAGCAGAAGGGAAAAACACTATGGCTGGAGCTATGCGTTCTGTTTTATCAGATATATTCAGAGAGGCAATTGTAGAAGGACATATAGCTAATAATCCGGTAGCGCCAACACGCACCCCGAAAATATCAGTGGCACGTGAGCGTCTGTACCTTGATTCATATAAACGCATCAGGAGTGCAGCCGAACAAATGCCTTCCTGGTTCCCCCTTGCAATGGATCTGGCGCTGGTTACCGGACAACGTAGGGAAGACATAGCGAGCATGAAATTCAACGATATATACAACGAGCGTTTACACGTCACTCAGATCAAAACAGGTATGAAAATAGCCATCCCCCTGACTCTTTCACTAAAAGCAGCGGGGTTACAACTTGGAGCAGTGATTGAGCGATGCCAACAGATCAGCCGGACAGACTTCCTTATCAGCGCTGGCATACGCAAAAACAGCCCGAACGGGAGTATTCATCCGGATGGCCTGACGAAAAAGTTTGTGGCCGCCAGGAAACTGTCGGGACTTAAATTTAGCGATAACCCGCCTACATTCCACGAGCTGAGGAGTTTATCTGGTCGTCTGTATGCGGAAGAGCTCAACGAAAATTTCGCGCAAAACCTGCTCGGACACGCGTCTGATGCCACAACAAAACTCTACCTCAAAGATCGGGATGATACAGCTTTTTTGATGTTGTAATTGTGTACAAAACGAATGTTAAAACTGTTTTTGGTGTGGTATAAGAAAAAGACCGAATACGAAAATTCGAGAAAATTTCGAGAAATTTCGAGAGAGTTCTTGTAACCAATTGATTTTAAATAAAATTAAAAAAAGACCGAATACGATTCCTGTATTCGGTCCAGGGAAATGGCTCTTGGGAGAGAGCCGTGCGCTAAAAGTTGGCATTAATGCAGGCTAAATCGCCTTGCCCTTTAAGAATAGATGACGACGCCAGGTTTTCCAGTTTGTGACGAAGGTGATTGAAAAAACCTGGCGTATTGTCTGTCATCAGAGATAAAAAAACCGTAAGCCTTTTCGTGAAGGTTTACGGTTTTTTATTAAAAATCAGTCAGCTATTGGATGGATCACAAAGCTTTTGCGCACGTTCGATAAACGGCGCCAGACTCATTTTCTCTCCGGGCTTCGTCGGGTTATCGATTTGAATGACGGCAATAGGCTGAGCGCGCGTTTTACCCTCCGCTACTTGCTGTTCGGCAATAGCATTCAAGGGATACTGCACCAGCGTACTGGGGTTGATCACATAGAGCGCCTGGCCAGGCCGACAGGTCAACATGACCTCTTCCCGATTAAACGCCCACTTGTCTTTTCCTACTTCAAAACGACTTACGGTAATCACCTGCGGCGCCGCCAACGCTACGCCCGAAGTGGCCAGCAGAAGCGCCGGAAGGAGTATTTTTTTCAT